TTAAAACTCAAAGGATTAAAGAGTCCAAAAGTAGAAACCCAAGTTTCATATAATCGATGAAATTGTTCAAACTTTACCATCATACAAAAGTCTTTACAAACCCGACGAAAGGATAAAACATCATTCTTTTCTTTGATATATTTTAGGACTTCACTCCAACAATCCTTTCCTATCGAAACTAGACTCATTGCTCTTCTTTCCGGTTTAAAAAAAGTTAAAAACTTTTTGGTTTTTCGTTAACAAAATTTTATTAACTACAAGAATTCCAATCACAGGAAGAACATTGATTACAAACTCTTTCTTCATTCACAGTTCCACAAAATCCACATCCAATAGTTTTTTTACAAATGTTTCCATCATGATAATGAACTTTACCGTCTTTATCGGTAAATGGTTTATAAAGTCTTTGTGTACATACCATAACTTCTAGTTCTTTAAAGATTAATCTTCCACATTTTTTACATTGCAAAAAATCATCAGTGATTTCCTTTTCTAATGGTTCTTGTGGTTGATCTATTTTTATGATCGAATTGGATTGTTTATTTCCCATCTTATTTAATTTTATAGGCTAAAAATCTAAATGTTATTGATAATATTTTTATTTAGTGATTCCGACTTTCGATTGTATCAAAGAAACAATATTATCTAGAAAGCCAATTTTAACCGTTTTATCTTTCTTCGTTCCTGCGATATTTGAATCGGGGCAAGGTGGTTTGATAAGCGTTCGAACTGTGATCACTATAATTAAAAAGACCAATCCAATGAGACCAGAAATAAAAGCTATTTTCATCCATTTTTGAGTATCTAATCTTCCCGACCTATTCATACTTTTTTTTGGTTTTTACAACTCAAAAATCTTTCTTCTTTTACAGACAAACCAAAAAAAACGATCGAAGAAAGCTACAGAAAGCCAAACTCTTTTTTCTAATCATTCGCGGTCGCCTTTAAAGAAAGATGAGTGATTATGAACCTATGAGCGAATGTTCTTCTTGTGGTTGTAAGTTTGAACGTTTTAGTAGTGATATATGCGATTATTGTCTGTGTATATGGGAAAACGAAGTAGAAAGTCTAATACAACAAAACATAATACGACAAGAAGAATCAGATGATCCGGACCATCAAACTCCTCGTTAATATCAATCTCTTTTTATTTTCAAAAGTTTTTAGTTTACAAAATATATTAATAAAAAATAAAACTTTTGTTTGTTACAAAAAGAGAAGCATAAAGAAATTATGGAATATCCTCATACCTTTGTTCGTTGTCAAGTTTGTAATCATCCAATAGAATTGTTTTGCGGTATGGGATTTTGTAATAATTGTTTGAACTCAAATCAAGAGAAATATAAGATCAACGAATTTCCAAAAAAGTATTATCGTGTAAAAACTAAAGTTTCTACAAAACCCGAAATAGCTCTTCAAAAGTTTAACAAGATTTTAGTTACTCAAAGATACACCAAATTATCGAAAACTTCTGAGAATAGAGACTCAAAAACATAAGATGATTTAAAACATGTTTTATTCTCGAAATAAAAAAAGATTATGAATTTGAGATCGTTTTCTAAGTTAGTTAATAAAACCAGATTAGGTATCGAAACTTTATTTGAAGTACAAAGAAGTGAGTATAAATTACATAACCATTGTAGATTTTTCAAGGATGGATACGTTGAATGATACAAACATTAGTAAAAGTTTTTGTGTTTTAAAAAATAAATTCTTGGTTCGTTTACTTGACTCTGATTGTTCGTAAGGGCTGATTAGTAAAAAGGTTTTACGAACTACGATTTTGTTTGAGAGAGTTTTTATTCTAACACAAAACAAAAAGATGGAAACACCACCAAAAAAAGTCAACCAAAACGCCGAAAACGAATCTGAAGTTCCTAATAAAAAGTCTAAATCTGATAAAGAACCAAAGTCTGAAGGTAATAAAAGAGTTTATTCATTAAGTTTTAAAAAAAATTTAGGCTCTCTTGTCGAAGAAAACATTTCAAATGGCCATTACTCTGAAATTAAGATAACGCTGGATCCAAGTGTTTCAGAGATTTATCATTATTCGGACTTTGCCTTCATTTTGCTTTTTTCAATTGAAAAGCAGGGTAGTCGACCAGTCTATAACAAATTGGAATTTCGTTCCACTAGAGATTACCAAATTTTGTTTTCCATGTCCGAAGACATACAAGCCATATCTGTTTCGGATGAAAAATTGCTGCTTACAAAATGTGGAGGAAAGTCTTTATTATTAGAATTTGAACATGTGGTTGAACCGAAAGAGGAAATCAAACTTTTAAAGTCTACTCATGTATACCAACAAGCTAATCGCTGGGGTCCTTTGTTCTGTTATCCCTTTGTTTTATTCGATCGATCTAATCAATTTGAGCCGGTGACTTTGATTGACTTAAGCCAGAAAGTACAATCGAACGACTCTGGATTAGAAGAATTTAAGAAAAACCAGTTTTTTATTAGCCCAGAATATTCACTTGATGAACTCAATTCTCGATTTATTATATTTAGTGACCAATCAAAAACACGAACCCATTATATCTTGATTGATAATCAAGATACAAAGAAAGTATCAGATTTTACTTTTGATAGCTTTCAACGGGCCAAATTTTATGAAGATGTTGTTATGTTTTATGATATCACCGAAAATCCTATGGTTCGTTATTATGATATCTCATCTAGAAAAGAAATCAACGATTATTCTCTTCCTTTTGAAATTGTTCAAAAATTTGGAAACTATGTGATTGGCTTTACGGAATCCGAAAGATGGTCATTGAACAAAGTCGATGACCATGGAAACATACAAACGTTGGTTAAAAACAAGAATCGTATCCGTTTTACAAACCTTTTTAGTCCTTCATTCCCGTTTTTGTTTTTTTACATGAATTCGGAAATCAATGTTTATTCTACAAAACAAGAAAAAGTCCTCTACACTTTGCCTATTGATTCGTATGGAATAGATGATAACGAATCAAAGATCTTTGATCTCGTTCAATCTCAAGAACATTCCTATTTGAATGTTTTGGACTTTTCGAATTGAAATTAGTCCCTTTTTTTTCATAACACTTGTACATCTGCTTCAAAAAATAAAAAAGTTTTATTCAAATAAAGAACATCATACAATCAAGACTTTGATTCCTTTTGTAATTTAGATTGGTAGGATAAAAGTTGTTTAATAAAACCAGGATTAGGAAGAGCTTTACACCGTCTTTCTTGAATATATTCTATAGTTTTATCAGCAGACCAACCCATTTTTCTAATCAAAAAAGCAGCACAGATAGTAGCCGATCTAGAAATACCACCATAACAATGGACTAACACTTTCTCTCCGTTTTCTAAGGCTCGATTAATATAATCAAAAGCAGAATCAAAAAACTTGGCCATGTTAAAAGAAGGAAGATCTAGAGAACGAATAAAATAAACATCTTCAACACATTTTGGATATTTGATTTTTTGATTTAAATTAACAACTTTACGAATACTAAGTTCTTCTATCTTTTTTATATCAAATCGACTTCCTAAATACAATCCATCGATTAACTCAACAGGTTTAACTTTTTGTTTCTTTGCATAAACACAACGACCCAATGCTTTAAAAAATAGCTTTCTTGATTCTATTGCTAACTGCTTCTTCTCCATCGTTTTCAACGAGTTTCAAAGAACGTTCAGAAAAAACTTTCAACGATTCTACATCAGTTGAAAAGAAAAAACAAAACAAGTTAGTTGATTTGATTGAAAGAAAGAAAAAGTTTTTTGTTTGTTTGATGATTCGTTGATCGAAAGCGAACAATGAGTAAAAAGTTAGAGCTCATAGCAAGTGTGGTACAAAAGAATATTTTAAAGTATCCGCTTTATTTGGGTAAAATACACTATGGAAAAACAGACAAAGAGTTTCTTTTATTCGAACCTCACGGAATGGTTGGAACATATGAATATATAATTCCTCAACAAAAACCTGAATGGTTAGTAGAATTTTACAAACACGAAGAATTTACTTTTGACGAAAAGATTTATTCTTTTTGTTTAAAGGATCTATCGACAGAAAATGGATTAGTAATTACTCTAATGAAGAAAGAGATAGAGATTGTAGATATCGAGTTTGAAAGAATAAAGTTTATTCTAAATCCTTAAAGGGTTCTAACAATGAGTCGTAATAAGATAAAGGTTCAAAATAGTCTATCAGATTCCAGTCGTATCTACGATGATAAAGAATTTTTTTCTCCCCTGTTAATAAATTCATGATGATTATGCGATAATCACAAGCACAATTATAATACAAGTAATGCGTAAAGATTCTTAAAGGTGTACAATACTCATGAATATAAATCGTTTTTACAAATGAAAAATTATTCAGATCATAGACATATACATAGTTAAAAGACTTGTTTCTTTTGTCGAGTGCAAATAGATATATGTTTTCTTTATAAACGAAACAATATTCAACGTTTCTATGATAAGTAAAAAGCTCAATATTTGTTTTGTCCTCTTTCATAACTTTGATTTTATAGCATACATCGCTCTTTTTCTTTGTATAGATCATTATTTTATGATCTATGTATAATGAACTATATCTTTCAACCTCATAAATTGATACTATAGGTTCTTCTTCATTTTCGCTTCCAAATCCATAATGTTTGTTATCAGAGTAACAAAAGTTTCCATATGAAGTTTCGTTTAAAACAAGTTTTTCTCTCATAGGTTTACCAACTTTTGTTTCTTTTGCTGAATCAGATATAGCAATTATAATGTTAAAATCCTCGAATAAGAAGAAACAATGATATTTTGAACTTGTAATAAACTTGATCTTTTCCTTGGTTTCAAAATGGAATCTTTTTTGATCGCTTTTAGGACAAAACAAAAACTTTTTATCTTTCTCAAATACATAATGTCCTTCTGTTATTGCTACTAACTTGGGTCTTTTCTTCAAGATATCATATATTTCGTTTGATTTTGCTTTCATATAACGATAATAAACAGAAAGGAATAGATTCCATTCAACAAAACTCTTAGGCTTTGGAAATCTATCATCAGAAAGTAAATTTCCCCAAGTTTTCCAAGCAATCTCAAACGTTAAAATCTTGTAAAAATGTCTGCAAGAACATCGAAAACTGTTCCAATCCAAATAGTTTTCTAGATAAGAAGCAATCAACAAGCATATATCAGGATAAATAATCGAAGGATCAAACTTTGAAAACAAATCCCTTGAAAAGAACTTTGATAAAGCAACTCCCATCTCTTCTTTCTTTACATTCAAATCCTCTTACATTCGATAAAGATTTTTCATTTTAATAAACGAAAACTCTTTTTGTTTGGATACAAGTTTGGTTTTTATTCTACGTAAAAAAGAAACCTCAAACAAACGCAATGAAAGTGTCTTTTGTTCTTCTTTTACTCTTTATCTCTTTTGTTTTAGCGGATAAAACAACAAGTGGCATTTACGATCAAGAATTTTGGAAGAATGTTGATTCTGAATTAAACTACCCATCATTCGACTTTACATTAAATGTAGAAGAAGTTACTTTTACAGCCGAAGATTATAGAAAACCTATTATCATCGAAGAAGGAAATCCTATTTATGACTTTGATCCATTGTTTCAAGTTTGTAAACAGGATTCTACAAAATATTCAGAGGCTTGTTCTTATTTTCAAGAAGTATTGGATTGTGCTTTTATAGTGAAAGCAAACCCAAAACATCCTCTAGTTTATAAAACTTCAGGAGTGTGTTCTGCTTACTTTGAAACTATTAGAACTTTAAAAAATCCTGTGAATTTTCCATTTTACGTGGATTTTCTTAACATACCCGTACATCTTCCAAAGTTCTTTCGATCTATTGAAGAAATATCATCAGCTTCACGAACAACCAAAGTTATTCCGGCTATTAAAAAGTTTATTAACTTGATATTCAACATATCTGAATCATAAATAATTCTTTTATTCTTTTGTTCAATAAAACATTGTTTCAATCCATGCTTCGAATGTGTTACTTTTTAAGACTTAGTATACGTAATGTTAGTAACCTAATGTTAGTAAGGTTTAGCGTTTTAGGTTTTGGTTTTTCATTTTCAAACAAACTCAACGAAAGAAAAACTAACAATTATGATGAAAAGCCTTTACTTTATTCTCTTCTTATTTACGATTTCAGCCTTTGCTGAGAAAAAGAATGTCGAGAGCCTCTTCAACGAATGGCATGGTTTTAGTCAAGATGCTTTTGCCGATCTTTTAAAAGCAGAAACAGAACTTCAACCAAAGAAAGCAAATTTGAAATTAGAAGAATACAAAGAACCTATCAAACTTGAACAAGGGTTAAAACTATACGAATTGGATCCGATCTTTGAAAAATGTAAAAGCCCTGGATTTTTAGAGAGATATCCTTGTGATTATTTACAACAAGTCATCGACTGTGGCTTCCTTATCAAAACAAATCCAAAAAATCCTTTATTTGAGGAAAAATCTGGGCTTTGTGATAATTACTACGAAACTTTGAATTGGATCAAGAACCGAAAAACAAAATCTCACATTCCTCGCTACATTAAAGAAATAGCAGATAATCCTACAACAACCAATCTAGCCATTGTTCTTCAAAAATTTATTAGTTTAGTCATCGACCTTTCCACTAATTAAATCCTTTTATTTACTCTTAATAAATCATTTCATCAATCCATCTTAGCTTTTTATTACAAACAACCTTGGATAAAGACAACTTAGTAAAACACGTTTTTATTAACCTTATTAGACTAATTTTTGGTTTTCATTGTTTAAAAATAAGTAAACAGAAAAAAACTAGAACCATGATGAAGCTCTTTTACATTCTTCTCTTCTTTTCAACGGTTTTAGCTTTTACGAATAATTCAGAAGAAGACGTCGAAATCCTTGGAGATGAAAGATATTTCTATATAGTTTTGGATGAAATATTCCAGAGTATGGTTTATTTAGATTCATAAGACGTAAGCTCTAAACAACAAAATTCTAATCTCCAAAACTAAAGTCTATGATGTATAACTTGGATCCATTATTTGAAAAGTGTAGAAAACCTATTGGTAGAGATGAATATGCATGCAACTATTTAAAAAAGATTATATCTTGCGGACAAACGTGTTCGAAAACTCCCTATATTCAATGTTGTTCACCAACATCATTTGTATGTTCTCCCTATTTTCAAACACTTGCTTATTTGAAAAACGAAACATCTAATGCTGATTTTATTGATGAAATTCGAATAGTAACAAAAGGATCCAAGATAGGCCTAGTTATTCCGGTTGTTCAAAAGTTTATAACTTTGATCCTTGATATCTCCAAATCTCGTTTTGTTTAATTCGTAGAATAAATCAACCATTTCTTCAATGACTTAGTCGCATAGTATTTTGGATTTAGTAAACGTAAATTAGTTCATGGTTTTAAACTTTTATTCAAAACACACATAAACAAAAGTGTATAAAAAAGAAATGGCAGAAGCGGGAGAAACAAAGTTTAAAAGTCACTCTGTTGTGATTGATATAAGGCCTGAAAAAGAAGAAGAACCAGAAAAATGTTATTGTATTTATTCTACAAGCGAAGGATTTTGGAAAGTTCAAAGGGGAATATCTAAAATATTACCTTTTCCTTTTCTTTCGATTCTTGGATCTGTTCTAAAGATTCCATTATCCGTTATACAAATCCTATTGTTTTTGTTGTTATTACCCATCTCTTGTTGTGTTGGTGATTCAACAAACAAAGATCTTGAAGGTGCTGCGTATGCAGTTGTTTTTGGGGTTATAATTTTCTTTTATTCGATTTTAAACATCATGAGCCTTGGATTCATTGTTTTTATAGTAGAATGGTTTTTTAAAGAAACAGATACAAAACTCTAAAGACATTGTCTAAAATAAACATGTTCAACTTTTGATAAAGCATTAGTTTTATTTATTGATCAAATTTTAGTCTTAGGACTTTTTTTAGATAAACTATAAAAACAAAATATGAGTTTAAGTAATCAAATACAATGGATTTCATTAGGTTACGATTGTTGGAGAATAGTGTTTTTCAATCTAACTTTCCAAGAATTACAAAAGATTCGTCTTGTTTGTTCTTCTTGGAATAAATGGATTATTGAGTTTAAACCATTCTGGCCGATTGGTAATCATTAAAAGTTTGTGTTTCTAAATCATGTTAACGTAGGATATGATCTCCATTCTTCTTTGATCAATAACATAAAGACAAAAGAATATAAAGAAATCAAAAAAGAATTAAATCATGAATTTTCTGAAATTCTATCTTGCTTTACTTTCGGAATCATTTTGTTGGGTCCTTTTAATGGTACAATAGAAGGTTACAAAGGTTTTTGGATCTATTCAAAGGAATCTTATGAATTATTATATCATAATGATCAAAACTTTATTAAACTTCATGGGTCAAAAGAACATATTTTGATCGAAGAGTTTTATGACTGTTGGTTGTTTAGTTTTAAGAAATCTAATGATCAACTAATTGCAGAAAAAAGAAAAGTTGATTTATTACGTGGATATAAACATGTTTATTTTGTATATCCTTTCGTTTCTTTTAAACCATTTTTAGATGGAAAAACACCGGTGTTGATCGATTTACGTCATAATAAGGATTTAATAAAAGAATATAATATTTTGATACCTACTCGTTTTCAAACAACATATCTTAATCAAAGCTACTTTATAATCAAGAAGTTATACGACAAAACATTGGAAATGTGGGTTTTTAAACTTGATGATTTCAAAGCTCCTCCTATAAAAGTTGACTATGATAAACAGTCTTACGTTTCATTGGAAGAAAACATGTTTTTCGTTTACTCACAATCCGAACGTTCTATTCAATCGTACAATCTTAGTTCTAACGTAAAAACAACTATTCCAGTTTCTTTGGATTGTATCCAAAAAATGAATAAGAACTTTGTCATAGGTGGAGTAGAACAAGAAAACATCCTTAAAGTTTACACATGGAATTCTGATTATAAAAAGCTCATATTTTTAGAATCTTTTCGACTTCCTTGTAATACAAGTAGCATTAGATTTATTCATCCTTCTTTATCGCTTATAACTTTTGTCATGTATAAAAAAAGTTGTAAAACAATTAGAATTTTCTCAAAGAACAAAAGAAAGAGATTATTAGTTATTAAACTTTCGAGTAATAATTATTCAATGTTTGAAGGAGATGGAATTTCTAAACTTTATTGTCATTATGAAGAAAACAACAAATTAATGCTTTGTATCTTTGACTTTGGATTTTCTCATCACAAACAACTTTAATAAACTTTTTCTTAATCGCAAACGCTTGAGGAGTTTGTTTTTAAAATCATAAATTGATCAAGGTTTATTGTTATCATTCTTTGTATCCTCAAAACAATAAAATAAAGCCTCTAGAATCATTTACTAGTCGATCGGAATCGAAAATTCGTTTTGAGTTTTTCTTCCTTTTTTAAGTGTTTTTTTGCCTCAAAATTCTTGTCATTTCGACCTCATTGCTTCAAATTGAAGCAATGACATCGGCAGGTGTCAAGAAACGGAAGAAGAAAAAAATCAAAAAACCACAAGCAATAAAGAAATAGTTTTAATCAACAAAAAATAAATAGTTTCTTTTAAGACTGAGTTGTTGTTTTTTTTAAGAGTCTCAATACTTAAGGTAGTTCTTTAATGTATATAACAATTCGAGATCTAAGTTTCAAAAGGATTTCAAATTAAAAGATCACAAATGAAGGTATTTTATTATATAAAGCTCTATCAAAAATAGAATCTTCTGACTATTCAATATTATAGACCCTCGGTTTTTGAAAACTCAAAGTAAAAAATTCAATCTTTTAACAAACACTCAAATAATAATGACATTCTAGCTTGAGAGTAACTTTTACGCGCTGCTTGTCAGTTCAATGTCATGAAGCTCAAAAGACCTTAAAGAAATAAAGGATTTTTTCAACTTAAAAGAAAAAGACATACAACTGAGTAACTTATTACATTCTATTTTCGTTGTTGTGCAACATAATAAGTCTTTGAATCATTTGGTTTATAAATCAAACAAGAAAAAACCCAAAAATTTTTGGAAAAAAGGGGTTCAAATTTGTTATTTCAAATAGAACTCATCACCAAAGCCCAAGAACGAAACGAAACTCAACCATTGAGTGTAGAGGGGTATGTTTTATTAAGTAGAAATGATTTCTATCAAAAAAACAATCTTCAAACAAAATTCTTTTTCCTCAAAATTTTAGCCTGAAAATTTCATAAACCTCCAAGATGTTCCCAAATCAGGAAACTGATTGACTTAAAGTGGGAAGACATAGAAATTAAATGTTTGATCAGTCTTAATAAATTTGACTTTTAAAACACTTGAAGACTCAGCCTTTCCATTTAAAACAATTTTGTTTGGCGCAGACTTTCCTCCAAAGTCAAAAGGTTCGTCTTCAACGGGTTCTTCACAAAAAAATAGTCTATGAATGAAATAATTTGAATAGAGGAATGTCTATGGTTGAATGGTGTTAAAGATGAGATAAAGTCCAACTCTTAACGTTTTTATTATTTTGACTAAAACGTCCGATATCTTGACTGACGAAGCCGAGCTGTTTCTTAAATCATTTATTTGTATCAACCACATAAACTTTCAAAATAAAAATCCTTTCAGGTAGCTCAAGGAATCGCTTATTGAAAATTTACGCTCTGGGCCATGTCAAACGACACCAACAGGACCGTTGAAAGCGATCCACAAGTCAAAACGGAACAAAAAAAATGGAAGAACAACAAGCAAAGAAAATAAAATTAGATCCATCGGATGAAAAGCCAGTTCAATGGATTTACTTGGGTAAGAAAAGAAGCTCAAAAAAAGTGATTTGTTTTTTTTTTTAGGAAGAGATATCTGGCGGGAAGTATTTTCTTGGGTAACGAGCTCCGTTTTTTGGTTTAATGAGTGTTTGTTTTCATAGCTTTCGTTTGAAAAACGACTAAGAGCTCGTTGTGTTTGTAAATCTTGGAATCTTTGGATTCTTGAGTTTAAACCCTTTTGGCCGCTAGGTACAAACCTTTTCTTTCTTGAGAATTCAATTAACTTTTCATTTTCAGAGCCTTCTCTTTATTTTAAGATTATTCGAAACATTTCAACTGGAAAGTACCAAAAAACCAAAGTGAAAATCGGACATAACTTTGATCATATTATTGCCGACTCTTCGCTGGGAATTATCCTCGTTGGCACTTTAAATCGCGCGGAATATCAAGGGTTTTGGATTTGTTCTCAAAGCCCGTATAGTTTTTTGTATCATTTCAACGAATCTTTTGAACATATCTATGTTTCTAAAGACCACATCGTTGTTAAAGATCCCGCTTTCATTTATTGGCTGTTGAGTTTTCAACATTCCTTCACTCCAAAAGAATCCATTCAACTCCTGAACAAAACCAAACTCTTCGAAGGAAGTGTCCATGATTACTGCTTGTTTGAATCTCCATTCATATCTTTTTTAAATTTCACCAACATCTATACTCCAGTGTTGATAGATGTTCTCTCAGGAAAGGATCTTCTCAAAGAGAACAACATTGAAATTCCAGATGGATTTTCTTCTCGATCCCTCACTCGAGAATATTTCACCATCGAACGCCCAAAAGATGATAGATCTTATGAGATTTGGATCTTTCAACTTTCCAATCTCACAAAACCTCCTCTCAAAATTCTCACTCCTGAATATCCCAGTGTTTTTTTCGATGGAAATATGTATTTCGTTGCCTTCAAATTGGATGAAAAAGAAACAAGGATCGATTGTTATTTCCATAATTCCGGAAAGAAAACATCCGCTTTCATCCCATTCTCTCATCATGTGGATTCAATCAATATGAATGTTGTTTGTTCAAGAAAAATCAAAGAATTTAAAATTGACTGGCTACTAAAAAACAAGTCAATTGAAATTTATCTTTGGAATTCGGATTACACAAGCCTTACCTTATGGAAATCAATCGACAATCTTCATGTCCATATCCTTGATTGTTTTCATTCATGCTTGTCGTTGGTTGCTCTTTGGAGTTTTCAAGAAAATTCGTTTACCAAAATTTCGATTTATTCGAAGAGTAGGAAACAAGTTAGTGAAATTTCGCTTCCAGAAGGCTTTTCTCGGTTAATAGGAGATCAAAAATCAAGAATTTATTCTCGATGCGTAGTAAACAACGAGTTTTATCTTTGCGTATTTGATTTTGCAAATTGAAAATAAAATGAAATTTATCAATTGTTAAACTTTATAAAGGGGTTTAAACTAGAGATCAAAAACTACAAATTATCTTGTTTGATAAACAAGATTAGGCATTTAAGAACCGCTAGTTAAGGTAATATTTATTCCGCAACAACAAGAGATGAAGATTCAAGAATTTATTATATGACCAAGAAGAAACCGTAATAAGTCTCTAGAATCATCTTGTTTCAAAATCAAACAAGAAAAAAAACCAAAAATTTTTGAAAAAAATGGGGTTCAAATTTCTTTATTCCAAATAAAACTCATCACCAAAGTCCAAGAATGAAACGAAACTCAACCATTCAACAGAGAAGTAATGTCTTATTCAATGAAAGTGATTTGCATCAAAAAACAATTTTCCAATAAAATCCTTTTTCCTCAAGTTTTTAGGCTGAAATTTTCATGAACTTCTAAGTCATTCCCTAAATCGAAAAACTGATTAACTCGAAACAGGAAGTCAAAGAAGCTTAGTGTTTGATTAGCCTCGATGAATTTGAATTCTAAAAGGGTTTGGAAAGTAAATCTTTCAATTAAACGATGAACTAATTCGACTGGAACTTACCAATAGAATGTTTTCAGTTAAGTAAGCTGTAAAGATCAAATCACCGCAATTGCTTTTGCTTTCATTTATTCTTGGTATTTTCCGATTCCCAGTAACCTCAAGACTTCAAACCTACTCAAAAAGGTAATTCAAAGCCAAAACAATCAATAAAGCTTTGTGGAACCTTATCATCTTAAAAACAATCAAAAACTTGTTCGGAAGATTTTATGCTCTTAAGACTTACTACTTTGAGATTTATAAAAGAACTTGTTGAAATGAATGCTATTTTATTGAAACAAATTAGAACATCATTAGAATCACTTTTGTACTCAAAAAAACATCGCGAGTTTTTCTGTTTTTTTTAAGTATTTTTTTGCCTCAAAATGTTTGTCATGTCGACCTCACGGCTTCAATTTGAAGCAATGACATCGACAGACAACGGAAGAAAGTTTACAAGAAAAAATAAGAATTAAAGAAAAAGGAGAATGGAATTACCCCGATTGGAAAATATAACTAAAACAATTACAAGAAATCAAAGCAATGGTTTTCATTCTGGACACGAAGAACTTTCTTTCAACCTCTCAAATTCTCCGACTTCTGTTATATCTTACGATGTTTCAAGTCCTTCGTTCAACATTTCTCCGTCTAGACTCGTTGCCATAAAATCGAACAAACCAACACCACGCCCAAAGAGTCCAAACCCCCGAAAGAAAGAAAAGCCTCAACGTTGTCCACCTGGAACCCGAGCATTAATGGAAATTCGAAAACAACAAAAAAGAACTAATTTGCTGATTCGAAAAGGACCATTTGCTCGACTTTTTAAAGAAACATTTAACCGTTATTCATATCTTGGAAGAGTTACTCGAGTTCAACCGGCTGCTATTGAAGCAGTTCAACATGCTGCCGAAAATTATTTGATTGGATTATTTCATGATGCCAACCTTTGTGCGATTCATTCCGGTCGTATAACTATCCAACCTAAAGATATTCAGTTAGTTAGAAGATTGCGAGGATTAAAAGAAGCCTTGTTTTGAATGCTTTTTTTATTTTGGAGTCGAAATAAGAGAATAAATTCTAGCACTTTTACAATGATCGCAATTACAATTGTTATCCCAATCTGAAGCATGATAAGTTTCAGTTTCACTTCCTTCGAGCTCTTTGTAAATTTCCCAAGTTTCACTATCGGTAGAAGCAAGAGAAGAAGAATTGGTTTCTTCGTCGAGGTCTTGGCCATCCCAATCTTTGAAATTTTCTTTTGGGAATTTTTGGTTAAAAAGCTTTTCTTGTTCTTCGGGCTCCAAGTCGCTAATTTCTACAAGATAGGCTAATATCTCCTTTTCTTTTTCGAATTGGTCAAAAGGCAACGAGGGCGAGAGTAAATGAGTCCTGGCCGTTAGAGCTTCCACTTGCTTTTTTGTAGAAATAATTTCTTCCATGTAAGTATCAAAGGCTTGAATATTAGGAGAGGCATTATCGAGAATTGCGTTTAATTCTTCTCTTTTTGATTTCTGCTCAAAGCGACTAAAAAAATGTTCAACTAATCGTTGCGCTGCTTCGTAATGAAGCAAAAATCCTTGACCAAGCGAAGGAGTGGGGTCTATAGTGACTTTTATAGTATCTTTTTGTTTTTCGGTCAAAACGGGTGCTTTAAATTTAGAAGCCTTGGATGAGAAAGTTTGCTTCTTTACACCATAGTATTCAAATAATTTTTGAAGTTGATTGCGAAGAAAGTAATATTTTGGAGTATCGTCTAACCAAATTCGAACCAACTTCCAATCTTCACAATCTACTTGATCGAAAGTAAAGGTTTTTTCTGTTTCCATTACGTTTTTTTGTAATGATGACGTAAATTTTATTCATAATTATTTGCAACAAATTTCAGAGCTTAAAACGAATAAAGACTTTTTGGATGGTTATTCAATCCGCAAAATCAATGATATGAAGATAAAACTTGTTGTTTTCTTCCAATCGAGAATAAATTCTTGATTTTCGATCTCCTCTTAACCACGAATGCTCTTTTGGAAGGGAAATTTCAGCAACCTGTTTTCCATTCTTTGAGTAAATCCAAATTGTGGTTGATTTTTGTGGAGAACCACTGGAAAACGCAAAAAACGGCAAGTATGGATCAAAACAATCAACCCCGTTTTCCGCGTGAAATAAGAAGTAGGTATTTGGAATGTTCACAGAATAATTTTGTAAAGAGATTTTTCTAGTTTTATTTGAATTAAACTTACTATGACAAGCAAATCTTCAACCGAAAACGAAGTGAAAGAAGTTGAAATTGGTCGAAATGGCACTTTTATCTTTGATAAAGAATCTTTTAATCTTAAATTTTCTGAATTAGACGGGGATTTTTGCTTGAATGGAAAATGTACATTCACAAAACTTACAGTTGAGTGGTTTAAAGTAACCGATGAAGCCTACGAGGTATGAATAAGTAAGGCCAAAAGTTAAGTTTTTAATAGGTTTATGCATCTATTGGTGGACATCAATGGTCTTTTATTTCGCTTTTCAATACGAATGAGCACTTTTATGCTACTTTTGTTTTGAACGCCAGAAAAATACGTGATACCGGTTTTGTTGCGATTAAAAAAAAGTCCTCAACTAAATAAAAGTTTGTCCCTTTATAGACCAAAGATGGACGAAAAAGAAGAATCTTTTATTCATTTTGATTTGAAAATTACAGACTATTGGTTTGTGATGACTGGATATGACGAAAATGGTCAAGCAGGAAGATTAGCAGGAACTCGTGCTGGTTATTTAAATGATATTTATATCAATCGAAAAAGAAAGGGAATTGGAACATTTCTTATGAAAAAATATATTGATTACCTGAAGGAATCAACAAACCAAAAAGGCGTTCATCTTGTTTGTCCTAAAGACAGAATCGAACCACAGATGTTTTTTGAAAAACTTGGATTTGTTAAAGGAGAACTTATTTCTGAATTGTATTTTAAATACGTTTGTGATTTCGAAAACAACAATACTTATTGGGCTACAAATTATGACTATGAAACATGTAGTATCACGAAAACCATGCCTTTATCGTTAGATATTGCAAAATCTTTTAAGGAAGGAATAGTCTTTGATCAAAACACATTTCGTCTCAATTTTTTTAATTTCTTTGGTCCTAATCAACTAAATGAAGCAAATTCCTATGTTTTACTCAGAATTGAATGGGACTTAGAAACTAACAAAACCTACGAGGTAGATATTTCTTGAACATTAACAATTGATTCTTCTATTAGGTTCACGGATTCATAGCGAAAGAAAAATTGGATCTCATTTCATCGTTTAATACAAACAGCGACTTTGCTGCTTATTTTGTTTTAGATACTCGATGGAGTGAATTTGAAGAATATGGAAATTTGGTCACAAAATCATAATAAAGCATTTAATCTATAGACTCGAAAGTAATTGTGTTTTATTTTTTTAAATCTAAAGAACATGTAAGCATAGTTTCTTCAAGTTCTTGAAATTGGAATCCTAATTTCTCGTACAAATTTAATGCTCTTTTGTTTTCCTTCTGACAAGTGAATTTCAATTGAGAAAGTGTCGTTTTTTCTTTGACAATTGATATATACAGATTTAACAGTTTTGTTCCAATTCCAATCCTACGATATCCTCCGTGAACATAAAGATCTGCTAATCCACGATAAGGTGAGCCGAATAGTCTTCCAACTTCTACTTTTGTTTCGACATCATATGCTTTTAATAAAAAACTTTCTTGACCCTCTCTTCGATAAAATTCGTCAAGTTCTGATTCTTTGTTTTCAAAAGAAATATCAGAAAGATGTCTTTTATTATCCATACTTGTATTTCGAAAAATAACTTGATAAAGCTATATACACAAAAGATATTATTCTCACTTTTGTATTAGTTCAGATGATGAATTATTGTGTCTATTCATTCTTCTAGATTCTTCATGCCTCCAAAGATAGTCCACTTATGTTTCAAGTTAAAAGGATTCGGCTTTTTGTTGATGTTCCAAACACTGCGTGTCAATTAAGGAATAGAGAATAGGAACGTTCACAGAATGCTTCTAGAAAGCGATTTCAGGTTGTTTTTCAAAACAAATTTTTGCTCTTATGTCAACAACTACAGAATCATCGAAAGTTTCTATCGCCGAGAATAAGGCAATAGATTTTGATGAAAATACATTTACCTTTGTGTTTGCTGAATTGCCTGGTTCTTTTCGATTAAATGGAACTTGGTCTTATACTAAGCTTAAAATTCAATGGAGCTCCGTCACTAACAAAGCCTATAAGGTAAATAAATTAAACTACATCATTCATTTTATGTTAGATTTATGCTTCTATTGGTGGGGAAGAGGAATTTGTTCTTTCTTTTCTTAATGCAAACAGTGAACGTCGTGTCGACTTGGTTTTGAATTGTCGATGGGATCAGGATACGGGATATGTAATGATAAAGAAAAGTTAGTTTTTTAAATAAAACATGTTATGTTCAATGGATAAAATATAAATTTCTTTTAAACAACCATAAGTTTTATTGAGCTGAATGACGTAATTTTTACAAATGTTAAGTTTTTTGAGGCGAGAGAAAACACAAAAACATGGAAGAAATTCTTATCGAATGTTTTAACTTTTTAAAAGAAAAAACTGGCAGCGAGTATGATTTTAAAAGCTTATGGCAAGCCTTTGGTAAAGTTGCCGTTGAAAAAAAGGTCGGGTCTATCCAAGACATAAATGAACGTATGAACAAGAAGGATGAGCTCAAAAAAAGCATAAAAAAACTTTATGTTAAAGAATATGCTTTGCCTTCCGAGTTTTTTAGAACCTCCCCTTTCAATATTGTTCATTATCCAGATGGTGAACGTGCCTATTCTTTTGACAAAGAGTTTAAAGCCAAAGATTTTCAATACGAGAATTACTTGGAAATCCCAACCAATTCTATCGTCGAGTGGCTTAAAGCTAACAAGGCAAAACAAGAAACTGGCCGAAACTTTTGGTTGTTTAAAACGAATAAGCCTAGGCTAGTTGAACTTTTACTTGAGTTTATTGGCCGAAAACATTTACTCCCTGTGGTTGTTCCTTTTGAAAAAGGACCCTCGAGCCTTGATCCTAACGAAGTTTCTACTCCTATGAAATACTCAAGAAAACGAGTAAAACGAGAATCAAAAAGCAAAGTGTTTGAAATAAGCGCCATCGTTTCCTCTCGAATTATTGGAAGCTCTACCTACTTTACCATCGTATGGAAAACAGGCGAGATAACCGAAGAACCTTACGAAATAGTTCGAGAAATGCCCATAGCCCTTACCGCTTACTATCGAGCCATGTTAATGAAAAACTCCAACGATCCTTTTAACCTTTATAAGGACGAAAAGTTTCCAAACGTTGCCAAGTTCTGTCAAGGAGATGAAAGAAAAAAAGAAGAAATGAATGATACAGAAGATGAAACCTAAGATTTTTATCCTTCGAAAACACACAAGTCCTTCTTTTTTTTCTATTATTCGTTCTATGTGTTTGCGTTTACTCTTATGAATAAATCATACCCATCATATTCGTTCGTAACATTAGTAAAAGAAAACCTTAGTTGTTGCGTTTTTAACCTTACAAAATTATAAACAAGAAAGACAAACAACAATAAGAAAATGAAAGTTTATGCTTTGTTTATTTTGATCGTATTTATTATCGCGATGTTTCTTTTTCAAGGTTACCTTCCTAAAACCTTTTGGGATACAACGACTATTGAAAATGAGTCCGAACTTATTACAAAGTTAAAAAACAGAATCCTTATACAAGATTTTGATCCTTTATTCGCATCTTGTAAGGATCCTACCGAAGAAGAAAAAGAACCATGTTCCTATTTACAATCTATTATTGATTGTGTTGTTTTGGAAAAAGAAATTTCTGCTAAAAAATTCGCAGGCTTAGATTATTGTTCTCCCTTTTTTGAAGAACTTGAATTCATATCACTTAACAAACCACCAACAGCTCTTAGAAATATTGACAAAATTATAAAATCTTCTAATGAAGCAGACACAATTCCTCTTTACTACAAATTTTTACGTTTTATCCTTGAATAGTTAAAACTTTTCATTGAACGACAAATAAACTTTTTAAATTCTATTTATTTTTGTTTCTTTCGAATTCGATATTTGTATTTACTAGGAGGATAAGCTATACAAACGGCAATAATGATAGCTAAGACAATAAACAATAAAGCTAAGGATAATCCAACAATCGTTCCTATACAATTTGTCCAAAACGCTGTTTCTTCCATCAACCAACTTTTTGTATAATAATGTACTACATATGTGTTCTTTCCAGTCTCATAAGAGTTTTTGTTTCTTTGTTTTGTCGTTAAATAAAGTGTACTCACTTTCGGTTCAAAGAAATGATAAGAATAAACTTTTATTTTATGATTTGGATTTTGTCGAATGTAATGATCGTAAACTCTACTGATTAATTCAGGTCCAGCAACATTCAAGATCCAACTTGCATAAGTAAACTTTTTTCGAGGTAAAGAAGTTGTAAAACCAAGTTGATCAATACAAGTTTTCCAAAAAGAATGATTCCCAGTCGAAGCCATAAACGCATTATTAATCATGTATTTCGCAAAATATGGAATCTTTCCAGGTTTACCAACAATTTTAGCTATTTCAAAGTAACTACTCGAAAAAACCATTTCATAATCTTTCAGTAATGGTCTAACGTCTTTTAATGGTTCCATATCAACATCACAGTACCAACCTCCATAAGTATGAAGTATACAAAATTTAGCAATGTCGATTTTTAAAACCAACTTTGGAAGTCGTTGCCAGATAGGAATAAGATAGTCATACTTTTTCTTTATTAATTCGAAAATAGAATCTTCTGTCCAAAGAATATAAGTTGTTTCTGGGTGTAACGACTTCCATTTATCGCAATAATCAACAAAACGAAATGGAATTTCTGAAGCTCCTTGCATCCATATTTGATGACAATAATCATCGATCCTTGAAGTTGTTTTAGGAAACGGCACTAGAATACTTTCATTTTCCATTTCTTTCTTCTTCCTAACCAAAAACTTATTACTCTTTTTTTAAAAAAGAAAAAAGGAATTGTTTATTCACAACTATCGTAAAATTTTATAAGTTTATTTTCTCTGATTCTTCTTGAATAAAGGCTTTATTATCATCTTCTGCATGTTCATCATAAAAGCCTTTGTAATCCTTTTTTTGATCAATCATGGATTCTTCGGTAACCATAGATTTCATAAATGAACTTGCGTATCCTATAGCCTCTGAACCTGCTTTTTTCGCTAAATTCCATAATCGTTCTTCTTCGGATTTTTTCAACCAAAAGTAATAAACAATCCATAAAATAGCGGTTGAACATATTGCCCCAGTGAAAGCACCCAAAAAACTTCCAAAGAAAAACATCATAGTTAAACTTTCATCTCCCATTTCTTCTTCTCTTCTGTAGTATTCAATCAACGCTTCTTTTCTTAGTTAAAACCAATAACCATTTGAAAAAATGAATCCGAGAGTTAGTGTTAACAGTGAGCTCTTTTTTTTTCGAGTTGGAAAAACCAAAGTTTTTTCAAAAGTAAAACGATAAAGTAGAAAAGATGGATACAAAGGTTGTATGGAAACTGGGAGAGTTTTATCGTTATAAATCAAACAGCGGAAACATACTATCACAAAACATCATCGGTGTTTGTAAAATCAAAGTGTATAAAAAGATATTTGAATCAGACGAAGAAGATGAAATTCTTAAAGAGGAATTAAGTTTAGACTCAATAGTTCGATCATTGTTAACATCAAGAACTTTTCGTTCAATTAATGAAAAATTAAACGAAAAAACATGGAGATGGAAAGAGTCATTTGAAGGAGAAGCGGTTTATAAATTTTCAAGAATTCCTCATTGGGGACCATTTTGGGAGAAGAAGGTTTACAAAGTATTAAAAGAATACTGTCCTTTCCTCACAAATTTCGTTGGAGTGAAAATGATGAGTTGTACAAAGTTAATATGTGATAACCAAGGTTTCGCTCTTCCAAAAACAAATCCAACAATCAAAGAAAAGTTATCTAGATTAGTTGATTTAACGATTTATGATAAGATAGAAGGAAAAACTTTAGCTATTCAGATTGCTCAACACTTTTCAAGAAACGAAATATCAAACATGTTACAACAAGTATTCGCGATTCTATACATGTCTCAACTTTATTGTTATTATACACATTACGATATGCATTGTTCAAATATTTTATTAGAACCAAATGATGAGTTTTCTTGGTTTTATTATAAATTTAACAATCAAGTTTCCGTCCTTCTTCCTTCGTCTGGTTATAGAGCAAAAATAATAGACTTTGAGTTTTCTTACGTTGGAGGACTTCAAGGAAAGAACTTTGACGGACGTTGTGAATTGTTTGATTTAGGATATACACCACAAAGATTTGATCCAGAAGTAGATTCTATTCGATTAATTCTAAATGCATTCTCCATATTAAAAGACTATGGAAAAGATTCATCTCCTTGGACTATTGCTCGTTCTTTTTTAAAATCAATAGAAACAAGACCATTTGAAGACAAAGGTTTATTTTGTAAAAGCAATGATCCAATTCGAACCAAGATATTCGACCTTGTAAAACAAGCAGATCCAAACTTTTACAAATTCGTATACAAATGGTACGAAAGACTCATCAGTTATTTGTTTCACTTTGTTTCGATTGATCAAAGAGATTTGTTAAACAAGAGTACAAAACCAAAGTTTTCGAGAACACAAAAGTTCAACTCAGAAACAAATCAAACAGAGATAAATCTAAAGCTATTAGCAAATGTAAACGATTTGGTTAATGAAATAATTCAATACTTTCGATTCATGTACTCTTTTAAACCAAAAGGAGTTTTAAAGGCTTCAGAGATTCTATGTTTTATTAAAATCTACGATTGGATTCAACACAAACAAGAAAACGTATTAACAGACAATCAAAAGAAACAGTTTTCCTTCTTTGCGAAAAGACTATCAAAGCCTTTGTACGATCTTTACTTTGACATGATAAATATTTCTTTTCCCTTAAAACCATACAACTCTTCAGAAAATTGGATTCAATGGAATTTAATGAAACAAACAAAAAAGTATGATTCTTCTCTAGTTTTCGACCCTATTGTAGCTTTAGATTTGGTAGCCGGATATATACCAACCTCAAAACCAAAAGTTACCGAAAAGAATGTTTGTGTAGTTTCTTTTGATTTAAATCAAGAACAATCAGTTATACTCACAGACGAACAACAACAACAATTAACTCTTACTTTGGACCCATTTCAAAGAGCTTCTTTATTTGAAACCTTTTTTTCATCGACATTAAACAAATAAAAAACAATTATAAAAACTCTTGATCTATTATTTTTTGAATCTGATGTTCTTCGTTAAACAAGTTTTCATAAGGCCAACTTTCTTCCATCTGATACTTTGATTCAATTAAAGGGATAGATAAATCTAATTCATCATTGTCTTCGAAATTCACTTGTTGTATTTCAATTGATTTTTGAAACTGACTATCAAATACAATAAAACGTATCTTAAACATCCAATCTACTATTTTCTTTTGAGCTTGTTTCGATAACTTGGTAAAATCTAGATTCTCTTTTGAAGCGATTTTATGTAAAGCATCTTTCAAAGACTCACAAGAAGAAAAGAACAAAATCTTGGGTCTTGTAAATTGTTTATGACGACCACTAAAAATCCATAACACATAGATTGGTTCTTTTTTTATTAAGTCCATTCTTTATGATTTACAACAAACTTTTAATGCTCAAATCGATTCGGATGTTTGAAAGGGGGAATGTAATCAAAATGATTTGTGCGAGGAACATAAGTAGAAACAAAAGTCTTTTTTTCGATAGGTCTCAAAACACTTGTATCAAACGGCTTGACTTCTTTGTTTGCAAAAGGATTTACATAAACAATGTCTCGAACATCGTTTATAACCTTTCCAGAAAAACAAGAAAACAATTTCTCCATTGATGTTAGCTCTCGATTACTAATCAATAACAAATAATAATGTAGAAAAACTTTTATTCGTAAACTCAAGTTAGTAAAACAATAAAGATTCGAACGTTAACTTTTTACAAAGACTTTGAAAGAATGAGTTAAAAGGCTTAAGCTAGTTTCGTAGAATCCAGAATCAAGCAAATCAGAGTTTGCTTTAAATAAACATTTTTCAAATTCATAATATTTTGTTAATCGCCCAAGCCATAGTTTTTCATTCTTATCTAAATAAACTTTGTATGTTTCAAAATCTTCTGTGAATACTAAATACTCTAAATTAACGAGAACAAACTCTTTTAGCTTTAACTTTTCTACGATTTTGTTTCTTCGACTTAAAATGATTCTTAAAATGAGTTCCTTCCACCTCTTTGAAACAAACAACGCTTTCTTAAGCAAAACAACCGATAAATTATCGAATATCTTGTTCCAAATCTCATTAGGTAAATCCATTCTTAACTTTCTACTCAACAACAATCCAAAAAAAAACTGAACTTGAAAATGATTTATTAATTAAACCGATAAATAAGATTTCAACAATTCGAGTTCTTTTAAAGTTCTAACAAGACCCGTCTTAATTCCACCAATGGTAGAATAAAACGTAGCTGCGTAAGATTCTTTGTACGTATGTCCGTTAATTTTGCTAAAAGAATTACATTTATCTTGAATATAAGGATCATAAAGATCACGAATTAAGCAAGTAAACTTTTCTTTAAAATAATTAAACTCGTAAATCCATTGTTTTCTCGAATAGAGATCCGATTTTAGTTTTTCAGCTTTAGAATCCAATATCTCTAGATTCTTTTTTGCCTTTCCAATGGCAGGAATTTCAGCAAGAATCTTTTCGCCGTGTTCAAAATTAATTCTAGTATATTCTCTACAAATTAATAAAACTTGATTTGCTGTAAAATTGGGTCTATGTTCTTTCATTATCTTTTCCCATTTTTCTGGATCATCCGAAAACAGTCCCTCGTTTTCTGAAATGTATAATTCATAATTTTCAATCTGTTTTGAAACATCATGATAAGCGTTCCGTTCATCTCCTTTTAAAGGATCGTAAATCCATCTTTTTTCTGCAAACTCTTCGTAATCTTTTTTAGGAAGTTCTTCTTCTAGTTTTTGACTTTGTTCATAAATGTTCATGATTAACATTCCACATCTTTGATCAACAGAACCATAGGTCATCAAAGTCGCTAATACTTCTTTCGTATCATTCAAAATCTTAATAAACTCATTTATCTTTTCTAACACTTGTTTTAAATCATCTTTTCTTTCGGTCTCCATAGTTCTTTCTAGTTCTCAGAATAAAAAAAGGGGGTGGGGGAGAATTTAATAACAGAGTAAAATGATTTTTTGATGTAAAAAACGAAAGAATAGATGGTTGAAAAAACTTTGGTTTATTAACATGAATAAATAATTACAACATGTTTATAAAGTCTTCGAGTTCTTGTTTTAGAAAGAATAGTTGTTTCACCCAATGATAACCGAACAATGTAAAAAATCGTTGATCCCTTTCTATAACATGATTGAGAGGATGATCGAGTATTCTTTTTGGAATACTCTTTCGATAAAAAGATGATATGTTTTGATTCTCTTCTT